ATTCGTCGAGCAGGTCAAATGCGTTTTCTTTCTCATAGATTGGAAGATAACCGCCGTGCTTCTCGTACGATTCTCTACTACGGTTCGTAGTGAAAATGTCGGGTTTGATGCGAAGGATCGGCGTTTCTTGAACCCTATGATCGATGCCGTATTTTTCTGCGTAGTCGGCAACTGATTGTATACAATGTTTGTATAACTTAGAATTCTTTGCGTTACCTATACAAACTTGGTATATCAACGTTTTCATGATAGATGCTTTCTCTCCGAGTATTTGCTTCGTGTATTTCACGATTCCTTCTACCCATTGAACCGCGTTCTAGATACTGATTTTTATGTCGATCACGTTTCTTATTTCGAGAATCGTAACGACTGTACTTAGCCATTTGTCTAACCCTGCCCTCTATATCTTTTGTAAGAACGTCTCCTACTTTTGTTCATAGAAGAAGTCTTAATCGAGTTTCTTCCAATCGAAGTTTTCTTGTGGGTGGGTTCAATCTTTGGCGCCATCCCCGCTTTAACAATCTTAGCCATTACTATCGGTTTCCTCTTTTATACAATACCAAAATCCAGAACCAGATTCAAACGTATCGTGGATCAGTTGGCGTCCGGTTCTTTCAATAAACTCGTCGACTGCTCTCTTGCATCCTTCGTGAAAAGGATGATAGTCGTCGCCGCACAAATACTTAACGTTCTCTAATAATTTTAACTCTTTACTAACATTATCGTAAGTATGTAGACCATCAATATATACGCAGTCCCAAGCAACGTCGTTTTTAAGAACCTCGAGACTTGTACAATGATGCACTTTCTTCATAAACTTTCGGTAGTGCTTATGTTGTTTAACGGCGAGATCAAACGCCGCTCTTTGACCTTTCTGCTTATACTCGTTCATTTGATACATGATAGCAGAATTGTTTGAATGTTTTTTCGAAACGTTCGTAATATGGTGGTTTACCAATTGTGGGTTATTCATTGCGAACGTGTCACATGATTCTAGTTGGCTACCTTCCGGAAGATTGTCCATTATCTCCCATGTTGTGCGACCCCAACCAACACCTATTTCAAGTACCCGTGATCCCGACGGTAATTTCGATATAAATTTGCCAAGATTCTGCACATGTTGTTTGTTGTTGAATCCTGCTACATCCAATGAGTTCGTTATTTGTTTAGGTATTAACATTTTCTAATCTACTCATCAGTCTTTCTGCACGATTCGTCACTTGATTATACCATAAACTGTCGCGTCCTTCAACAGCAGCTCGTTTCCAATCTTTCTCTTCTAGTGCGTTTTTAAAATTAACAAACTTACTTAGACGTGGTCTACCCATGTTGAACATCATGTTGACCAGAATCTCTTGTACTTCGTCTGGCCACATATAGAACTTGTTACCGTACAGTTTGTGGCATTCACTTACAGCAATATCAACGTCAGCATCGAATGCTTCCAGAACGCGTTTCTCTGACACTGCAGTACCAACCGGTTGGCCGAACTCCTCATCGTTCTTTGTGACAAGGTGGCCAATACCGAACGTAGGATAACCGAGATGATCAAGATAGATTTCATCTACTCGTCCCTCGTCGATTTCTAGTTGTTCCCTTAATCTTATCTTGTTCATAAACCCATCCACTCTTTTGTCATTATGTAGTCCCTGACGAAGTCGCTGCGTACTATGTCTTCCCAACCGAATGTAATTACAGAGAAGTTTCGCAATTGTTCTAATATGCCTAAGAATTGGTTGACTCCTTGTTTCTCTTTTTCATTCTTAAAATCCGACTGATAGTAATCACCACAGAAGATAATTTTAGTACAGTGACCAATACGTGTGATGACAGAATCTAATTCGTGGAAGTTGAGGTTCTGCATCTCGTCGACCAGCACAATAGAGTTGTCGTATGTAACTCCTCGTATGTAACTGGTTGATTCGAACGACACATAACCGTTAGCGACTAGTTTGTCGTATGCGCGTTCGTCTTCGAATAAATGCGTACATGCTGCACGATATGGTCCAGTAAACGCGTCCAGTTTTTCTTCTAGCGTTCCAGGTAGATAACCAACGTCTCTTGTTGGTACAACTGAACGAATGATTCGTACCTTATCGTATGGTGTGCTTTTATCCATCACTTGCTCAAGTGCGAGATACAACGCAAGGAACGTTTTGCCAGTGCCTGCTGTACCAACAAGAGCAAGATTGTCATCGCTGCGCCAAGCTTCATATGCTTGTCTTTGAGTGTTAGTGATAGGATCAACCGTTATCAAATCATCGATGCGAATGTGCATCGACTCACCATTTTGTTTTTTCATACTTTAACAGAGTTCTCGTATCGACGACTAGTTGATTTTTTGATGTTCTTCAAGTGATCTTTCCAGTCACTCGAAGTTTTATTGATCATGTTTCCTGTATGAGTAACCATATTAGGAGCCCCGATAATCTGCTCCCACTCACCTTCGTTCGTGAGTTCTTCCATCGATGAAACAGAAAGAATCATATCTTTTACTTCACCGGTTTCTTTGTTTCGAAATGTGTATAATGGCATAATCTAGTTCCGTTTAATCCAATCGTATCTATAAAAAGAAATGCACCCCATTCAAGAGGTGCACCCTAGATACAGGATCACCCCCTTAATCGTAATTCAACCTGCTCAATAGCGGCATCAAGAAATGATTGTTTCTTCGCTATCTTATAAGCAGTGTCGACCTTACCTTTCTTTTGTAGTTTGTGAATATAGTGTCCAAGTTCTCGCGAATCTCTTCGCAGTCTGTCCAATTGATTGGATTCAACCATAGGCTCTCCTTAATTAAGGGTACTTGTTATTATAGTTTCTCGAACATAATCACTTGCGGATTAAATTTGGAAATACCTCCTGCACTAGTTTCTTAGTTAATCCTTTCACGGGTTGCTTTTTATTGATCATAGATAACAAAAGTTTAGCATCTTCTGGATGCACCGCCTCGAGCATTTCAATGAACATTTTCTCGCGACGAATCTTGTTGAGGTTTTCACTTTCGCGAAGACCTTTAACAAAATACTTGAAATATCTGTGTTGACGTAGAAGAGTGGAAGGTGGAGACTCGGGTTTATTAGGCGTGTAAGGAGGTGCACCTTCGGGTAGGTTCCATTGAATAGTATCGTCGAACGTACCACGTAGTACGTCTTGCAATGCAATACAATCATGAGTTTTCAAAACATTTACTCGCTCTTGTTTAGTCTTTGCTTGAGACACCTTTTCTAGAATCTCAAACACCTCAAGTCTCTTTGCTGATACAGCCATTATGTTTCACCTTTCATTTATTTATGTTTTTCTGTCGCTTAAGCTCATTATACACACGATCGAAAACCATGTCAAGTTAAATTTATTTAGTCTTTATGTGTTTTGCATGGATCTTACAACCGATAAATTCATTATAATAATCCTCACGTAACAACACGTCTCTCTCGAATTGCTCTTTCGCTTCATAGTAAGAACACTCACCCTTAGTTATACACAGACGAAGAATCTCACGATGATAGGCATCACCACCTTTCTGTTCAACAAGCAGTTTGAGTTCTTCGGACGAACCATAGTATTGCATCCAGTCAGATTGTTTCTTGACTGTACGCTTACGTTTCTGACCTTTGAGAGGCGGGAGTTTACGAACCGACCAGAAGAACTTCTTGCCGATGTATTTCTTACCAGTATCACGCTCAGTGATCTGATAAACGAACCCGACGAAGTCTTTAAGAAATTCTTCATCGGGCTCAAAGGGTTGATTATTATAATACCACATTATTCATTGAGTGAATCCCACTCGACCTCCGTGCCGCACATTGGACAATTAACTGGCTTTTCATCTATATGTATAACCGTCAATTGCACCAGCGTATCGCACATCGGGCAGTCTAATTCGTACTCGTATTCTTCCATGTTACTTGAATAACTCTTCGTATAGTGTTTCTACTTCGTCGTATTCAGTTTTGAATTCCGACAGACTTTGCTTATGATATATTGCGGCAAGTTTGCGTAAATGCTTCTTGTCGATCTCATGATTCTCATATGTGACTTGAATGATGTCTTTGATGAGATCTTTCTCGGCATCAATTCGAGTCATACTATCAGAAATTTCTTGAATTGCTTTTGCTACTTTCTTTCTATCTTCGGGACTACTAATCATATTATGCTGCGCATCCTTGTCCATCTAAACCACAGACTTGAGGTTCTTCTTCCCAACCCCAGTCACCTTCCATACCCACTACCGAGTATTCTGTTACACGCTTCTCAAAGAAGTTATCGTGTGATGCTCCGTTCAGTACCCAATCCAGCCAAGGGAGAGGATTGTCTTTCTGACGGAACTTTGTCTTGAGACCGAGTTGAAGTAAACGTCGGTCTGCAATATGTCTTATATATGCCTTGACTTCTTCCTTGGTCAAACCCTGAACTTCATTACCTTTGAACGCAAGTTGAATGAACTTGTCTTCGAGAGCAACCGCAGTCTTCGCCATCTCATAGATCTTTGACTTGAGTTCGTCGTTCACAATGCGAGGATGCTCGTCACAGAACG